TGTTCCGCTAACGATTTGAGTTTTTCAACGCCTTCTGCGCCGTAATTTTTGTATTTCTCAGCGTTGGCCGCAATATCCTGAGTGAGCTTGTTCACCTCTTGGTATTGTGAGGTTTGCCCGAACAACCGAATATCTTCAGCGTTGGCATTTAACTCAGCAAGGCGAGATTGCATTTCGGTGATCTGGTCGGTGTATTGTTTTTGATAATCAACACCTTTACCGCCGGACTTAGTTTTTTTGGTGCCTTTAGCCTGTCGTGCGTCCCATTGCTTGCCGTATTTGCTCTCAAGCTCTCGATATGCTTCATCGTACAGCTCGTTGCCGGCAAAGATTCCTCTTGAATCAAGGTCACGACGGATATTTAGCGAAACGAAATCACCACGAGTTTTCGCGCCGTCAATCTGATTTTGCGTTTGGATTTGCTTCAAGAATGCCCGCTGCTTATCGTCCGCCGGCGTGGCAGAATTTTTAAGTCGGAACGGAAATTGCACATCCTGCCCTGCGGCCGCTTTTGCGGCACTAGCGAATGCCATTAACCCGCTCGCACCGTCTCGTGCGGCGTCGCCGGAACGCAATAAACGGTCAATCATGCCGGATAAAGGACCTTGTACGCCGCTTGCGGCATTGCCTGCTTCCAAAACCGAACCGTTAAACTTGGCTAAGTCAACATCGGCACCATAGAGTGCCGTGCGGAAGTTTGATAAAGCATTATCGAGCTCATTTTGATAAGTCGTCGCCATTTGGGCCGAAATGTCATTGGCGGCTTCCTGTGTGGCATTTAACTTTTCCTGCGCGGTTTGTAACTCTGCTTTTGCTTGAGCTAAGTCTCTATTTAGTTGCGCGAGTGTTCGGCTGTTGTCGATTTCGATCTTATACCCCGTATCATCCGTAAACACGTTTAATTTAGGCGTATTCCGGATTGTATTTTCGAGCTTTTTAATATCTTTTTCGAGCTTTTGAACTTCTTTTTGCTGAGCGATGATACTTTCTTCTGCCTTTGCCTGACGCGCGCCCAATTGCACGGAATTGAGTTTTTCCAGCTCGGCGGTTAGTTTCGGCAAATCATCGGCAAGCGCTAAGGCTTTTTGATGGGCTTCTTCGGTTTTTTGGTTATATTCCATCCAAATGCCGATACCGGTTGTTAAGCCGACCGCCAAAGCTCCAAGAGGTCCACCGACAAGACCAAGCGCACCGGATAATAAACGCCCGCCGGCACTCGTTGCTTTTTGTGCTACGGCTAAATTACGTTGTGCCGCTGCCTCAGCATTGATCGCCGATGTAAGTCTGCCTTCCGCCGCGGTAATTTGATTGATAACCGCAATTCTTTCGGCGTCTGTTCTTGCATTGGCGACTTTGATTTGCAGCAAGTTCATTTCCGCCGCTGCTTGCGCACGTAAAGCACCGGTGCGGACGGTTTCGGCTTCTGCGGCGGCTACAGCCATTAGCGCCTGCTCGTGGCCGGCTTTAATCATGGAATTAATTTTGCCGGTTATGAGACTTACTCCGACCGCCGCGGCGCCTGTACCGAAAGAAGTTAAATGATCGGCGACAAATCCGATAGAGTTCGCAAATGCCGCGCTACTTCCGGTTGCTTGATCCAACTCGCCAATCCATTTTGTCGTGGACGTTTTTAAGTTTTCAAAGGCTGCCGATACCGTCAATACACGCGTGCTGAATTGCTCATCTACACTTGCTTTTGCCGCTTCTAACGCCGGAATAAGCACATCCATTGTGAGCTTGCCGTCATTTGCCAACGCGCGCAGTTCACCTGTCGTCACATTCAAGCCACGGGCGATAGCCTGAGCGAGCCCCGGAGTTTGTTCCATCACAGAGTTAAATTCTTGACCACGGAACACGCCGGAAGCCAAGGATTGCCCGAACTGCATTAAAGCCGCTTGAGCAGACGCCGCGCTGGCACCAGATATAGCGACGGCTTTTGATACCGTATCGGTAAGGCTTGCCACTTGAGCTTGCGATATACCTAATTGTTTCGCATTTTGCGCAAATCGCTGATAAACATCAGATGTGGCTTGTACACTTTGGTTTGTCTGCATTGATATATCAAAAATACTTTGCAGCCCTTTAGCTCCATCAATACCGGCACTTTCCACCAATCGCAACTTATTAGCAATTTCCGTGTAGCCGTCGGCATATTTAGTGAGCATACTAAACGCGCCGCCGGCACGGCTGCCAATGTCGGTCCAAAACATTAAACCGGTATTGGTATTTATATTATTTGCGGCACGCTCTATGTTATTGAGGTATTTTGATGTTTTCGCGCTAAAACTTTGCAATCGGTTTTGCGCATTTGTTAGTGCGGTGTTGAATTTAGCCTGCTCCAAGCCTAATTCGATTATCATGCGATCAAATGCCATATTTCACCCAATAAAAAAGCCCGACAACAGTCAGGCTTCAAAAAAAATCTACAATTACCACGTCCTACCCAGTAGGCGATCCCATTTTTCAGCGCGGGTTAAGTTAGCATTACTTACGATGCGGTATATCCAGTATAAGCAACCAAAAACAACCGCACCTAGAACAAAAAGCGGATAAGGGAAAGGCAATGCTGCTACGCTCATAACGCCGAAGAAATAGAACACTACAAATATAATTTTGAATACTACTTCCATTGCTACACTCCTCTATTAAATTAATCCCAATATAAGATAATAAAGGAGGCTTTTCAAGCTATTCCGTTATTTATTTGTTAAACGGTTTTTCAGGTAGTCCGAACTGCCGTCATCTTCTTCCGGTTCCGTTTCGGTTTCATTTTTGAAGTACGGTAAGAATTCATAAATCCCTGGCGGTTCTTTTTTCGGATCGCGATTGATTAGTGCCAACATGTGAGATATTTGCGCAGTACGATAATCTTCGCGAAATAGCCCGAACGGTTGCTCCCGGTAAAATAACTGGTATTCGGCAAATTCCCGTTCCGACATTTGTTCTATCTCAGATAGTGTTTTCCCCAGCGAAAGACTCAAAATTATTTGGAATTTTCGCCGGTTTCCGAGTTTTTTGGGGTTAAATCCGAAATAGCTTGGTTGAACGCTTCGAACACGGATTTATCCAGTTTGGAAAGTGCGGACAAATCGTCTTCATTTTCCGGATCGAACAAGTTGTTCCCGTCTGAATCACAAAGGCGTGTCGCCATGCTTCGCGCTAATCGTAAAGGGTCGTAAACGCCTGCAAGCTGTTCAGTTAATTTATCTTCGTCGTTGAAATTGAGTTCAACGCCTTGAGATTTGGCTATTTTGATTAATTCTTGTCGTTGCCCATAAAAGGCTTTATTCATTTCACCCACGTTAAATTCGCGAATGAAATAGTTTTCACCGTTAAAAACAAACGGGTGTAATTTAGGTTTGTTGCTTAGCAATGTGTCGCGCAATGTCATTGTTTTATTCCTAAAAAGTGCGGTGAAAATTGACCGCACTTTTCCGTGCGGTCATCAATATTAAGCGGTTACCGGTAAATGGTAGTCGCGTTTTGCCATTTTGATAGTGACGCCGGATTCCCATTTCCCTTTTACTTCACCGCTCAAATTCATACTGGTTTGAACAAAGCCGGTTCCGTAAATTGAACCTTGATCATCTTTCAGTTTCAGTACGTACGCGAAAGTTTCTTTTGAGTAGAATTTTTCACGCAAGGCTTTCTGGACATCCGAACCGAAGTTAAGAAAGAACGTGAGCTTCACGGAACCGTGCTCAATTTCTCCGGGCTCTGTTTCCGTCCCTTCTGAACACATCGTTGTTACGTCTTGTTCAGAAAGGGAAGAGCCGTCCTGCTCAAGGTTTTTAATTGCGCAGAAGTTATCATGAAACTGCACTTTAGCCGCTGTTGCATTAGTGAAGGTTGTCACTTTATCAAACTGCGACCAGTTAACTTCGTCGGCAAGAGTGATTAAACCGGAATCCGATGCAACGGACTTGATCGGATAATAACCATCCATGCCACCAAGACCGGCAATTAAAATCATATCGCCGGCGGCATACCCGCTTGACGCGATAGTAATCGTTGCCGGACTGGTTGTCATCGCCGTGATTTTTTTCGTCGTTTCTAAGCCTTTTTGCAAATAAAACTTAGAGCCCTGAAATTCTGTTGTTTTTGACATAATTATTCCGCTCCTTTGCGGTAAAATGAAATATCATATTGGATCGAACCAATAATCCATTCCGCCTGTTTGTCATCGTTAATGTAGGATACCGCACTCAATTCAAATCGTTCTAAATAGTCCGATTCAAAACCTGCGCATTTCGTGATTACGGCTTCCATCAGCTCATCTAATTCTTCCTCCGGCAAAGAAGATTTTAAATAAACCTGTATATTGAGCTTCGCAACCCAATAAGTACCGCATAAATCCGTTTCATCAGCTTGCGCGTCGTCGATAAAAACACAAATCGCCGGAAGATCGGTATCATCATGTAAAAAGACGGTATGACCATTAAAATAATTATCTATACCGTCTACTTTATCTTCGAGATAACTGAATACCTCACTTCTAATCAGCCCTAATTGCTTCATGATTTACCTACACTGAGTTCTTTAATTAATTCCGCCTTTACAGCTGCCGGATAGTCACGCGTTTGTTTTTTAAACTCATTTGTGATTAGCCCGCCAATCGGAATTTTGGTAACGTCTATCGGGTAACGTGGTCGTCCGCGGCGTTGTAGAATATGCCAGCGACCATTTTTAAGGCGTTGCATGAAGCCTCGCTGCATAGCATATTTACCGATCACAATTCCGCCGCGACCAACCCATATTCGACTAGAGCGATTTTCCAGCAATCGTATCGCCGGCATATTTGACCGGATAATCCGCAACGTTGCGACCGGCAACTTACCGCGAGCGCGATTGATCTTCATGCGCCCACGGACAGTCTTTAACGGCACGCCGACATCTTTCGCCACGGCTTTCATCGCTTTATTACCCACGCGCCGAGCAACACGATTTATCGCCTTTACCGCGGCATTTGGCATTTTTTTACGACCAAGATCGTTTAATTTGCGATTAATCCGCGCCACATCGTCTTTTAGTGCCATTATTCCACCTGTAAGACTAAATAGCCGTCACGATACCCGAACCCTGTCACGCCATAGCGTTTACCGTCAATCATTACAACATCTTCACGCCGTGGTTTATAACCTTGCGTCTTGAATAACGTCAATGTACGGTATGAGCCATTCAATGCCAAGCTTCCGCTATATCCTGTCGGGTCAATTTCGCGCGGAATTTCATCGTATACCGCCTGATAAGGCTTACCGTTGATTTTATATTCCGACATAATAACCTGCTGAATAGTAGCGTCAGCTTGAGCTAAGGCGACATCAAACGGACTAGGCATTGATTTTCACATCAACTTCGGCGGAAGATGTGCCCGAATCTTTCCAGGCGATACCTAAGCGTTTGTTTGAGCCGGCTGTGATGGTGGCACCGTCCGTATCAGACCAATAAAGCACCGCACCTTGTTTGATGTCGTCGGCTTGTTTCGCTTTAACGGTAAATACGCCGGTAGTTAAACTGATAACAGGCGCACCTTTGTCGGAATCGGTGACCGCTACGGCAATTAAATTTTCCGCCACCATCACATCACCGGATTTCACCGCTTTAGCCGCGGTTAAGCGTACGGTGTTGCCGTCCTGTACATAATTTTTAGCCATATTAATTTTCCTTTTTTTGATTCACAAAAAACCGCACTTCGTTAAAAAGTGCGGTCGTTTTTCTAACCGTTATTTGATTATTGGTTTGTTACTTTGACAATGCCGCGATAATCGATTACGTTAACGCCAGCATCAATGCGCACTTTAGTTGCCACACCATCAACGGTAAAGCCGTTTTGTTGCTCGATGTATGGAGCGTCTACACCGTCTAAGTAAGATACTTCGATCGCTTCTTTATTAATTAAGTACCAGGATTTAGCATCCGCCAGCTGTAAACGTTGAGATTTAATAGGCTCAACAATATTTTGGATCGGATTGATAATGCCGCTATTAATGTTTGCGCCTTCAACGCTTGAAGAGCCCAAAATCTGACGTGCTTTAGTGTATAAAGCTGTTGGTGCCAGCATGAATTCAGGATCGATTGCTAAAGGCTCGCCGCGACTATTGGTAAAGCCGTTCATCAACTGCACCGCTTTGTCGATGTTTGCGACATCAAGCGCCGCGCTGGTTAAGCTGTTTTTATGGCTTGCGTCGAACAGTTTTTTGCCGTCTTGCGCTACGGCATTTCCTGTCAATAGCGCAAACACTAATTTAGCGATGGTCGCGCGCGCAGCCTGACCCATTTTCTCCGGCACTTTTGTCAACAAGTGCATATCGTCGTTGATGATAGCCTGACGGGTAATGCCGAATAATTGTCCATAAGTGGCCAACGCAACAGACGCGCCTTCATCGCCGATTGTGCCGTAGGTGTATTCTTCACCTTCACCCACTTCCGGTAAGTACCCGAATTCACCCAAGCCTACGCGTTTCGCCTGACGGAAGTCGGTTAAAATGCCGCGCGTGGTGAATTTTTCGTAATTTTCCGGTGAAATTTCCCATCCTTTCAGCAAGGATTTATGCGCAACGTCAATCAAGATTTGGCCGAAGTCAGAACTTGAATGTGTGAACGCTAAACCAACCATGCTTAACGCATTATGACCGGACACACCGACGCCGCGATCAACTAATGAGGCGCGCGCTAATTCGCGCAATGTCATTGAGTTATAGGCATTGTCTTTTTCCGCTTTTTCCATACCGGCACGGGCAAGTAAGGACGCTTTCACGCTGTCGCCGACAATGTTACCGTTATCTACATGTACATGGCTTTGCGGCACGCTTGGAGTGGTATTTTCGCCCAGTTTTGCCAGTAGCTTATCTTTGGCTTGCTCTGCGGTCATTGACACATCGGCTAAGCATTCCGCCAATAAGCTGTCATATTGCGAGCCGAAAGCGGCAAAGGTCGCTTTAATTGCGGTATTACGTTGCGATAGTTCTGTCAGTGCATTTGCACTATTTTGTGGATTTGCACCCGCTTGCGGTGAGTTTTGTGGTTGTTCGGGCGTTGGATTTACACCTGCGTTGCCTTGTGGTGCAAACAGCATATTTTTGATTTTATCAGGCATTTTTGTATAGTCCTCTAATTTTTTGGATTGAATTGACGCCATTGCCACAAGGGGTTCGGCGAGTTTATCGGCGAAACCTTGCTCTACGCATTCTTTGCCTGTGAGCCAAGTTTCTTCGCTTAGCATTGCTGCTAATTCATCGGCAGATTTACCCGTTTTCGAGCTATACGCCATAATCAGCGTGCTTTCCACCTTATCCAGCAAATCCGCATATTTGCGCATATCATCGGCATCACCGCCCTGAATGCCCCACGGTTTGTGGACCATCATCATAGCGTTTTCAGGCATAATGATTTCATTGCCTGCCATTGCAATTACACTTGCCATAGATGCAGCAAGACCGTCAATATAGACGGTCTTGTTAGCAGGGTGATTTTTTAGCAGGTTATAAATGGCGATACCGTCAAATACATCTCCGCCGGGGGAATGGATATGCAGATTGATTTGCTTTAAGTTGTCGCCTAAGGCTTTCAGATCTTTGGCAAATCGTTGTGCCGTAACACCCCAAAATCCGATCTCATCGTAAATTGAGATTTCAGCGGTATCTTTGGCGGAGGATTTGATTGAAAACCAAGACTGATTATTCTTCTTTGTCGTTGCCGCCATCGCCCGCGGTGCCAGAATCGGTTGTTTTTGTTGCATTGGTTACCCCTTGTGTGTTTGTTAAATCCGTATCAAATTTAAGCCCTTCTTTTGCGTTCTCACGCACTTCTACAATCCGGCGCTGTTTGACTTCGGCCGGGTTGCTGCCGCTTGCGCGTACGGCTTGGCTTTCGGTTGCCAGTCCGCCTTTAATCCGTTCTTTCCAAGCATTAGCTTCTTTAACCGGATCAATCCACGGCATGACAGGTCCACTATACACGGCGTTGTAAATTGATTCCGGGTCAATGTCCACCGGTACATCAATTTCTCCGCTCACGATAGCCATCTTAAGCCACTCGCGATAAATAGGCCTGGAGATATGCGCGACAAACGTATCCTGTAAAACGGAGTAGCCCTCAAAACTCTCTACAAGCTCTTGCCGCTGACTTGAGTATGTTCCGTTATAATCTCTGGCAATGCTTGAGTAACTGGAGCGTGTGCCCGCTGCTGTTGCTCGCAATTGCCCGTTGCGAAAGCTCTCAAGGTTTGTATTAGGGCGGTTTGAGTTGATTAAACCGATGTCTTCGCCTGGCTTAAGATCGTCAATGATTGCCCCCGGCGCAATATCAAAATCCCGTGCCGGATTATCGGAGCCATAATCCTCATTTTCGCCATAAAGTGCGGCGTCGCCTTTTTTGATATACATCGTAAAGGCGGCAGCAATTCTGGCGGCTACGCGCTCGCTCTCCTCGTAGTCTTTTAAATCAGCAAGACGTACGATAACGCCATGTAACATCGACACCCCGCGCAATTGGTGCAGCCGCTTCCTGAAAGCGAGGTGCAGCATATTTTCCGCGGGGACAATTTTTACCCGCCCAAAAGTGCGGCTGTTTTCCTGCGGGTTATCCATATATACGCGGTATGATTTAGGGCGTCTCCATGCGTTAAGCTCTATCCCTTGGATCAGATTTGCGCCATCTACGGTATTCATCGGCACAAAATCAGGCTCTAATGCTTCAAGACTAAACGCAATTCCGGTGCTATGGGCCAACCCTGCCACATTGCCGCGCACAAGCTGGATAAACACTTCGCCGTCCCGCAACCACGTGCGCAATAACATTCGCTCAAGTTCCGGTCTAGTGTATTGCGCAGTGACCTCCGGACGCACTGACCATTCAGCCCATTTCTTACGGATCTGTTCCGCCAGCACTTCATCAACATCACCGCTTAAATTCAGCGGTTGCGGCTCAATATGAATCCCTCGGGAGCCTATAACGCGCTCTTCCATTTTGTCCAAAATACCGATCACAATGTCGTGATTCTGGTCTAGTGCGCGGGCTTGCTCCCGTAAACTGACCGCACTTTGCTTAGTCGATACATTCGCACCTTGGCTTTCTCGCTTAGCTTTGTGAGTACGGCTCGGCAATGCTGCTTCATACGCATTCATTACATAGCGGTTCTTGGCTCGTTGCGCACCCCACTTAGGCGAGATTGCGGCAATCGCTTTATCTAGTATTCCCATCGTTTAAAATCTCGCATATTTGATTCTGTGGCGCTTAACGCGATGTCCCGTTTCCGCCAGCAATTCATCAAGCATTGTTTGATAGCGATCGCGCTGCTTGGTAAGCTCTGTTACTTGATAAGATACAGAGCGCCCGTTAAAAGTAACCGCACTTTGTGCAGTCTCGATTTTTTCATCAAGCGCGCGGATTTTTTGTTTAAGTTCTTCGATAGTGTAAAGGCTCATAGCCAGCCCCTTGTTTTTCTATCGCCACCACTTAACCAACTGCTTTTGGCTTTAGTTGGTTTGGGTTGCGGTTTTGCGGATTTTTCTTCAATTTCGACCGCTTGTTCGGTATGTATTGGCGTTTCCCGAATGATGTCTGGGTTAATCTCAGGTAGTTTCGCCCAGCTTGGCACGTCTTTTTCATCGCCCCATTTGATCCGCTCGTAACCTCGCAAAATCGCGATTGCGTGTGCGTAACAAAACAAGTCGAATGCTTCGTTATTGCCCTTGCCAGGTTTCCGCCACTTACCGTCAGGCCCGCGTTCTTCATAAGTCAGTTCATTAAAGAACCACTCGCCGATCCATTCGGGGAAGTGAATGTAATTAGCCCCAGGCGTTGGACGGGATAGCGCGTTATTGATTCGGTCTTTCAGGTAGTCAGTCTGTAACAGATACAGCGGGACATCACCGCGCGCCGAAGCGTGCCGGTCGGAACGTGTCGTATTATCAGGATAGGATTTAGTGATCAGCTTTTGCCGTTTCGTGCTGTCACCTTTTACCAAATAGACACGTTTTGATAATCCATCCCGGCGGCATTTGCGCCAGAATTTATATGCATTATCGGTTACGCCGTCCTCGCCGCCACTATCTACCGCCATTGCAAGCACCGGCATTAAGTGATTATCGTCGTATGCCATGCGATATTTTTTATCAAGCACATCCGAAATCAATATTGCCCAGTCGTCCGGGTTTCTTGGATCTATTTGCTCAACCACGCCGTCTTCATCAGGCAGCGTGTGTGAAATATTGTAACGATCGATAAGCCAGCGTTCCCCGCTTTCACCATACCCGACCATTTGCACCACGAAACGACGATTCTTGCCGCCCTGAACGTCAACCGCAGCAATAATGAAACGGCACTTAGCGGGAACGGTTTTCTCGCGCACGCCTTCGCGACGTTCCATTAACTCATCGGCTCGGCGCTGTTCGAGCGCGGAACGGGGCAAGTAAGGCAAGCCCCAGTCGGTATTGGTGACCGCTTTGAGCGTTTCTTCGCTGCCGGTCATTTCGTATTCGTGTTCCGCGCTCAATAGTTTATAGGTGAGCTGCTCCCATGTTTGATATGCCGCCGCCGGTCCTTCCAGCCAAAACGACGCGATACGGGATTTTCTTCCTTCGCCGTGGATTACCCCGTTTTTGTCTATTGTCTGCCCCTCTTTAAGCCATTTCCCGCCGATATTAAGATCGCGCTTTTGGCTTGGCTCAATTACACCTTGACAGTGCGGACACTGTAAGCGAGCTTTTTTGCTGGCATCAACAAAATCCGTATCTTCACGATAGCCGACCATATTAGCCATTGACGGCTCGAGCCATTCGGAGCAGTGCGGGCATTGCCAATAAAACCGACGACGGTCGCCGCGATTGTATAGACTTAAAATACCTGTTGTCGGCGGTGCTTCATGGGTCGATTTAGGCTGATGTTTTAGATCGACAATATCTTTGCCGGGCGAACTCTCTACCAAGGTCATACCGGACGACATAAATGTAGTCGTACGCTTGGACGCTAAACTAAATCCGTCGCCTTCGCCGTCAATATCTTCAGGCCAGCGGTCGTAATCGGTTAATGCAACATATTTGTAATCGGATGATGACAGCACATTAATGGACGGCCAGCCGATTTTCAGTAGATTCCCCGCTTTAAAATATTTATCATGGACGTTGTTATCATTTTTATATGGGCTTAAACGACTTGCAATTTCAGGAGAACATCTAAAAGTGCGGTCTAACCGCTTACGGCTATGTTCGCTCGCCTTCTCCTGCGTCAGTTGCACTAACAAAAAATCGGACGGGTCGCAAATAATGGAGTAAGTAATCCAACCGTCAATCAAACCGACCGTTTTACCCGTCCGAGCAGGCCCAACAAAAACAACTGCATCATATTCGCGCGAATTCAGGCAGTCCATCGGCTCAATAACATAAGGAGCGCGCTCTTTATCCCATCTTACAGATGACCCGCCACCAAGCGGTACTCGCATGTATTGTGCGACAGCTTCGGATACTTTCATCCTATTTGGTGCTTTTATCATTCCAGCCAAATTTTTTCTAATATCACTCGCTTTCGCATACATCCGTTTCACCCTCGATTAAGATTAAATCCGCTGCTTCATCGCGGTTTTTGTCAACTTCTTTCTGCAACCAAATAACCCACTCAATAGGCATGCCTGCCGCTTCCGCTCTGTCTGCCAGAGTTTCTTGCGGTTGTAACATGCTCTTAACGATGATTGACATTTGTCTTGATGCGTCGGCAACCTCGCAAACCTCATTAAGTCGTTTTTTATATTCAAGCTGTTTCAGCTGCGCGTTCCAATATGCAAGCTGATCCGATGGGGACATCCCGTCAACATCTTTTGACCGCGTATCCTCAAGCAGCAATCTAAATATTTGTTTAAGAGAGAACCCTTTGAAATTAGTCGTTTCTTTTTCCGGCGTGAGGTGGCTCACTCTCGCCGACATTGTGCGCCTATCGCACCCGGCAATATTAGCCATTTTACTAATACTGTAATAATCACTCACAGCACAACACCTCAAACTTAAAAATGGATAATCCCCAAAACAAAAATAGCAATAAAAACAAATCGTTATTAAATTGTGGTGGATCGCCGAAAAAATCAAAAAACTGCCGAAAACCGCGCGCCCGCAACCCCGCGGGAAGGGGTATCCCCTCAGGAGTACCTTTTGATGATTACTTTTATCCGATTTTAATTAGAAAGCCCGGAAAAATAATTAGATCATTATCTTATTTTATGTTGACAAGATAAGATTATTATCTTATTATCTAATCATCAAAAGATGCTTTTGATCTTTAATAAAGGGGATGCCGATGAACCAAATAAACTGGACTAAGAAAGCAATTAAACAGCTGCTTTCAATAGACCAACGATACGTGACATCAATTAGGAAAAAGGTTAACGATTTACAAACCTTTCCCGATGTCACATTAGATTTAAAAAAGATGAAAGGCGAAGATAACCAGTATAGGCTCAGGGTTGGGGACTACAGGATACTATTTGAAGTAATCAATGGCGAACCGACCATAATCAATATACAAGCTATCAAGCGCAGAACATCAACTACATATTAAACAGCGCGGGGGCAATCCCCGCTAAGGAATAGCTATGAACTTACAATATATCAATGACACAAACGGCAAACCTCAATATGTGGTTTTGCCAATTGAGGAGTTTAAACGCTTAACCGCACTTGATGATGACCTACTCTATCAGGATGTACCGTATCAATCAGATAACACTGACGGCGACACCGTGCCAAATGAGGTTGTTAATCTTATGTTCGATCAAGACATCAGTTTATTAGCGGCTTGGCGTATATATCGTGGATTGTCGCAATACGATGTAGCGGAGCAAACCGGGTTAACTCAATCAGCGCTATCCCAGGCAGAAAGAAAAGGATCTAAGCCACAACAGAAAACCCGGGAACGTTTGGCTGCAATCTATGGATGCAAGCCTGAACAGTTAATATTGTAGTCACCTATAACTTAATATGCACCATGCGGTGCGCGATGTGCTCCCGTCTTAGGACGGGGATTGCTGGGTAACACATTAACGATCGGCAGGGTTAATGTATCGCTGTACACTCTCTCACAATCGATAATATCGAGATCGCTATCTGTATCAGCATAAAAGCTGCCGTCGGTATTATGCCAGTGTGTCTTAGGCTCCTCTTGCGTTGGGTCTTGCTCGACCACAAGCAGTTTGCCGAATGGCGATACGTACGCTATAACACCTTGCTGCCCGTTACGTAAAATAACCCTGTCATTAATCTGCATCATTTACTGACCCTTACTTATTTAAATCCTCAGTTTGCCATTCGCGGATTTTGTCCACACGGGATAAGCATATGTCCCGCTCACGCTTTAAGATCACCGCATACTGTGTGACATCGCCATAAGTGCGCCCACTGAACGGCGTTTTGTCTAAGTGACCTAATAACGCCGGCGGAATGCCGGAGCATGCCGTTACCTGCGGGTTACTGCTGCAAGAACTCAATAACATTGCGAGGAGCATCAGCGTTATAAGGATTACTTTGTTTAATTTCATGCGGAATTGATTTAATAACATCATCTGATTTACTCCGTGCTTCGGCTTCAGCCTTGGTAATCTCATCCGTGAGTTTGCGATTAAGTGCAGCATCCGCTTTAAGCTTTGTGATGGTCTTACTTTGTGTGTCAATGGTTCGGGCTTGTGCTTGGTTTTTGGCTGTTAAGCTATCTATCGTATTTGACTGAACCCAAATCCAACCGCACAAGCCCAAAATCACAATAACCACAACAAATGCAATAACGGTAAAATACTTAGTCAATAAATCACCTATGCCCATATCAAACGCCCTGAATGCTCTTTGCGCCTAAGTTGTAATAATCCTTAATTGATGTGCCGTAACCGTCTTTAGTTACCACACCGCCTTTAGCAAACTTAAGCGCATTGCCGGCGCCTTTTAAGTGTGCCGCGAATAATAAGCCTGCTTTATGACTTGCATCACCAGTATAAACCGCCTTGTTTGTCAGATATTTGGCATTGCGGTTCATTAGTTTTACTATTGCTGCATCTTGCATTTGTGGGTTATTGAGATAAGTATCTTTACCACCGCGAATAGTCCAGTTTGATCCGCTCGCAAGAAACCCTTTATGAGCCGATGGACTACTACCATTAGCAATGCCTTTAGTCATTGCTACTGCTTGGTTATACTTATCCAGCTTAATCAAACCAACATCAACAAGAGCCGCCGCGCCGAATTGATAAGCTCCTAGATAACCGTAACTATTTTCCGCTTTATAATTGCCCGCACTTTCTCGTTTGGCTAACGCCTTTAAAAGTGCTTTTGTTTGTATGGCAGTCAGCCCAGTTATAATTAATTCTTCCGATTCCATTTTTACACCCTTAAACATTTCAACGGCGAAATCCGTCGCTATCGTTGTAGCTGTCATCACTCTTACCACCAAGGCTTATATCGTTGACTTCAATTTTTTTACGGATCAACGCAAACAAAAATTCACGGATTTTTTCCGCGCCCACAAAGCCAAACAGCCCACCGACAAACGTCGACACATGCTCTCCAACGCCCAAATACGTCAACATTGACATGCAAGACAAGGTGAGCGCACCACAGATTGAGCCGTCAAGTAAGCGTTGCCGGTATGAGCTTTTCTGCTGAAGGAACCATGCTCTAAGTATGGACATAAAAAAAGCCATCACGAACCCCGTAATGGCATTATAGTTTTGTTGTATGTAGGCTAAGATTGCCGCCCACAAGTCAGGGGATTTTTCAGGCATTTTCATTACTCCACCTCGTTTTTCGAGGTAATAAAAAACCGCACTCTGAAAAGTGCGGTCGAATTTATATTATTTTTTGCTATTCAAGCAATAATTGTTGTGGCATTTCCAGCATTTTCGCCAGTTTTGCCAAACCTTTAGCAGTAATCAATACCTGCGGATAAAGGCTTTCAGTGCCGTCATATTGATGAACGGTATGGACTTTATGTTCAAGATAGCCTGACTTCAGTTTATCTTGATACGCAACCCAAGATTTGCCACCAGCTCGGCGATAAATCCAACCGTGAGCAAATAAGAATTGATTAAACTTTTTCGGCGGTACTTGTAAATGCTTCGCTGATTCAGTTAAATTCAACGAACCGTCCGATTTTGTCGCAATACGATCAAAGGCATTGGCTTTCGGAGTGAGCTCAATCACTTTTTCTGAATATTCAGCCAAAGCATTACGCAAGAAACTTGGATCGTTAAGTACCGTCATCAGATCAGGTTTACCTTGGTTTTGCTCTAGTTCTTGCCAACGATCAATTATGCGTTTTCTTAATTTTACGTTATATCCTGCAATCAGGGTAATTGTTAAATCTTTTGGCAAATTGTAGCAACGAAGTGTTCTGCCTGTGCTGTCTTTGTACTGGGCTGAAAATTCAGCTGAGTGAATTTCCAACTCATTCAACATCTTATCAATATCCGCTAAAACATTTTTGTGCTGTTTTTCACAAAGCTCCGCAATTTCACGGCTGGACATTGTTAGAGTATTGTTAGCAGTTGATGCAATTAAGTTATTCATAACTAAACTCCCCTATTGAGCCAAGTCGATCTGATGGCGAATTTGTGCGACCAAGTCTAACGCCGTCCAAAGCGTGCCGATGATAACTTGTTGCGATGAAACAAAACCTTCTAAATCGTGTCCGTCATTAACAACGATTTGAAGCAACGATTTTGTTTGTTCAGTGAGTTTGTAGAGTTCGTCTATGCTATCAAGAGAAAGATGTTTTACTGAATTGAGATTTGGAGTAGTCATCTGTTTATTCCTTTTGATGGATAACCCGATAAATCGGGCGGTCGGCAGCTCAAAACCTGTAAACAGTCAGGCGGAATTATTCCCTTGCGGTATTGTATTCTTCGCACTGCCGACCATTGATAAAAATTTGTTTGTTTTTGACCGCACTTTTCTGCAGGTACAAAAAAATCACGCTGACGGGGTGAATTACCGCTGTTTAATAAGGCTTTTGAGACCTTTAGCAAAAGACTACTACTCAAATATTAAGCTGTCAAGCTAAAATTTCAAATTAAAAACCCCGACGTATTACATGAGCATAAGTTCTGTTAAAATAAAGTTCCCACACAATAAAATAACAGAGGTTTAAAATGATTAAAGCAAGAATATCTCACCAACAGATACTAAATAATATCCCTGAGCAATATCGGAATTATTTTAACCTTGCCATTTCAGATATTGATCAAGATATATATCCACTTTTTAAAAATTTCACAGATGCCGTAAATATCCTATGTAGATTTGCCCATATCAATAAAAAAGTAGATATTGTTTTCTACACAGAACTTGAACCAGCTCTAAAAACTAGTACCGTATCCCTAAATATAGCGTTAAACAACCAAGACACTATTCATTTTTATGTAGGACAAATAATCTTCTACAACCTTGATAAATCACTCCAATATCGGAAAGAAGCACAAATCACAGCATATTTAGAAGAACTTGTTCATGTGTTCATGAATGTTAATGATGAAGTTCTTGTAAAAGAGATAGTATCCTCAATGTATGAAGGAGTGAGTTACAATAAAGAAAAAGACATATACGAATTTAAATAAAACTTGAAGCTTTTGTTCCGCCCGAAGCAATATTTCCACCGGCGACAAAACTTCCCTTTAAATGGGAATTCTCTTCATATTTTATTTTCAAGTTTTCATAAAGTGCCTTGAGTAAATACTCCGGCACTTCTTCATCATTAATTTTAATTTTTTCTCCTAATGCAATTTCCATTTTGTGCCACCAACAAAAAGCCCCGACGGCATAAACCATCAGGGTTGTAAAAATTCATTCGGTGAACATCACTTACACAACGACCACCATATAGGAAAATAATATATCAAGTTATCAAGGTCGTCAATATGTAAATTTGATATTTTTTGATTTTTCTTTACCTGTTCGCAGCAATACGAATCCAGTTACAAGCAATTCGTGAATTATAGATTTTGCAAAATTCAATTCCTTTTCTACATTCCTGCGTATTGTTAGTTTGCTAGGTACACGAATATTCGACTTACCGGCACAAGGTTGCATTGGCACCGCACCACATTTTTCACGCATTTTTGTTGCGATAAAGTTTACGGTGCGTTTATTCACATAATATGAAAATATAATGAAATGTAACAAGCTATCATGCTTTAAGAAGAATTGTTCAATAATTTCACTAATCATCATACCTGTTTCATCATCACACATTGGCTCGCTTGGATCTGATGGAATAGCAGACTGCATCAATTTAGCAATAATGTTTAAGCCTGGTTTATCAATACGCCCACTTCGTACCCATGCGCCCCATTTATACATCCATTCATCAACAAATTCTTCCTGCTCTCCCGTCAATTCCAATTCGCTAAATTTACGCATTTACACCTCTAACTCTTTAATTTTCGCTTTGTAGTATTTGATGATTTCTTTGCAATCTTCGACCGTGTACTTTTTCGCCTCGTGGTCTTGTCGCTCCAACCAAGCCACCTTATCTGCACCGATTTTATTCACAAGATTGATTCGGTACTCAATGATATTGCCGCTTTTGTGGTCATTACAGGGTGCGCATTGTTTGTGTACGTTTAGCTCGCAAAATCTTAATTCAGGGCAGGCTCCGACACTGCGATAATGTCCGGCATGGTATTGCCCCTGATGATACCGACCGCAACTGATACAAGGTTGGTCTTTATCCCGTAAACGGATAAATTTATTAAATACCGCCTGCGCCTCTTTTAGCCATTCTGAACGACTTTTTAATTTAGCCTTACGTTCACTCAGCTTTTTCTTTTCCGCCTTATCTCGCTCTTTCTGTGCGTTTTGACGGGTTAAATCAAGTGCGCATTTAGGCGAGCAAACTTTTTGGAGAGAGTTTTTGTGGATAAACTCAATACCGCATGACTTGCATTTTTTAGGCTTGAGGATTTTAGGTTTACTCATCAAACCACCCTCCATCACCAATAAACCAATCCAAAACCACAACCACCACGGCAACAAAAATCATCGCAATGGGCAGAAATAAAATTAGCTCTAACATTATTTACCCTCGATCGTTTCAATTTTTGAACATTGATAAACGTTTTTGCCAACGTAAAACTTACCCAATCTCTCGCACTCTGTTGCAACCGTACTATGCGCAAAATACCAACCAGAAAGCCAACAGGCTCCACACAAAACAAGAGTGGCGGCAAGTGACTGCTCGAAAAGAAAAAACAGGACAATCGAAAATATAATCAAAAATAAAATCATGGCTCCAACCTCAATCATCTTCCGAAAAACCACCATCTATCGTTAAATCTAACCCCATTTTGTACACCCCAACTGGTTACATACTCTATAAGGCTCGCCATTCTGCTGACGCTCATTTTTGCCGAGCTCTCACGGATATTCACAAACTCCCCCTCAAGACCCGGCACAACGTCCGCTTTTTGATTAGTGGCGATTGCATGACCAGAGATAAATAAGACTTTCCACTGCTCCATAGAGAGTTTGCGGCCCATAAATTCGGCTTGGTTCGCTACGTCTTGGCACATAGCGTGAAATTTATTGTTCTGTTTTAAGTTTCTTGATTCTGGCTTAATTTCAACCGCCCAAACCCCTTTTTCAACCTCAACCATCTCCTCATAGTCGCCGTTTTTAATAACTTGTTTTTCAATGATTGGGAGCGGTAAATTATTTACGGCATTAATGATGTTTTCGCGGATTTGGTTGTTGCGCAAAAAAAACGTTTGCTTGTCAGTCATCGCTATACTCCACGCCTAAATCTTCTAAACCAAAGTAACCGCAAGACTTGGTGCGATTCATGGAGCAATTCTCATTTGCTATCGGAAATGGCAGCGGGTGTATTACATGACCGTTACAACGGAATCTATCCTCTGACCATTCGCCGACAAATTCGCTTACCGGTTCGCCGTCCCATAAATCCTCAAGAGGTGCGCCACATTTAGGGCATTTGTAGCTGCAGTTAATCATTACCAACCTCGTTACCCCAAACATCCCAACCATCGGTTTTATTCCGCGCAAACAGCTCAATTCGCGGAAGATCTCCAACCAGCTCGGTTATTAATCCTCTAACCGAATCTGGCTTTTTACTGTGATGTTGGATTGGCTCAATCACAAGCTGACCAATTGAGTTATTTATGCGGCTAATTTTTCCGCGCGTCGCAAGGAGACAGCATTCGGTGTTTCCGCGCGTCCATCTACCCAATCCGAAGAAAAATGAATCTTTATTTTTTTTATTTGTTTTAACCCACTGGAAACCGATTGTTTTGTATTCAAACCCCCATGCCTCAATAACTTTTAACCCCTCCGCCAACATTGGGTAAGTCACCCACATAAACAAAATTGCGTTTTTGTCGGCAATGTCTTTAACCGGTAATGCGCAAATATCATCAATTCCCATTGTGTTATAATGACCTTCTGCACTACCGCTACAACCTTTATCTTTATAACGCCAAGGTGGATCTGCGTAAATGATTTGATATTTTTTATCGACTCCAAATATGTTTTTGGCAAATTGTTGCTCTGTCATGCGGTGGCTCCTAATCTTTTGCCTTTAAGCATTGCTTTCATTTTTGCGAGATAATTTAAATCCTGCTCTAGTGTTGTTGTGATTTTGACTGTTTTCGGAATTTGGCGGCGACGTTCTGGGATTTTTTCTCCATGAGATAATCTATCAGCCCACGCGCTCAATACTTCCTTCAAACCCGCGTCAAATTGCTTGTCATTCCAGCGGTTAACCTTGCATTTGCGATACGCATCGGTAATAAGCCAATATTCAAGGTCGCTCACGAACGTGAATTGGTCTTCGAGCTCAAAGCCATAGCCCATAAACGCTTTTACGCGTTTTGCCAAATCATCAGCACTTGGTAAGCCTAAATGCGCGTACTCGTTGCCGGATTTGCACCAGCTGATAAACTCGCCTACGCTTGGCAAATAACCGTTTGACTTTGCTCGCACTGCTGCCATACCGCGCTTTACTTGCTCAAACGTAGTAACTCCGCCCTCGATAAATCCAAGAACCCATTGCTGCTTAATAATTTTTAACTGTTCCGGCTGAATGGTAAGTAAAATCGGGCAAGAGGCGATAAGCTGCTCAAAAACACGATTTATTAATCTTTCAACCATTGAGGCGGATTGTGTATTTTTATTTTCAGCCACGCGCTGAATATTCATAACTTGATTCATTAAAACACCCCCTCCCAGTCCTCAGGACGATTCCACGGCAACGCATTTTTTTCGGCGAAGGTCATTTTTCTTTCGCCGCCAACCTGTCCTTCCCCGCGCCAATCCCAACTTGCCTTAAATCCACGCCACCCGCGCTCGATTGATATTGCTACCGCCTCCTGTATCGGTATGCCTGCCTTGTCCGCCTCTCGCTGGAATCCGTCTAACGCGGTTTTTGTAATGGTCGCCTTACAGGCTTTTCGGTGAGTGATAAAATCTTCAGCCAACTGACCATCAATGCCAAATTCAGCAAGCAAATCAAAAACGGTTTGTTTTTTCGCGCGCGCGTTACTAACCGTTAGGTTAGTATTATTGTTTGTATTCTTTGTAGTAGTCTTTGTATTAACGGAATGACGTTTTGTCTCTTCCCGAATTGACGTTTCGTCATTTGGGGAAACGACACTTTGACAGTTGGCGGAATGACGTTTTGTCTCTTCCCGAATTGACGTTTCCATAAGGCGATCAAATGCGTCATAATCCACTTTGAAATACAAACGGTGTTCAAGGCGTTTATTGGTTTCCACCACCACGCCTAATTCACGCAATTTTTCACGAGCCGAACGCAATTCACGCTCTGTTAAACCTGTTTCATCCATTAATTCATCAAGCGTTTTATATACGCCTAATGGATTGTCTGTTTTGTCCTGCCAATAGAAAAGCTGACCAAACAAAACTGCAGCAGTGACACCGCCTAAAGGTTTTGCTAATTGGGGATAGTACGCAATAGGTCTCCCTAATTGGCGCAAGTGTTGGCTAAAACTCATTCCGCCACCTCATTCATAAAATATTCCGCTACGCGTTTACCACTCGGCACCGTAATCATACGGCGCTGAATATCGTGGCCTTGTTGTTTTAGGTCGTAGATACGTGCGCCAAGACGCAGGCATTTAAACCGCCGTTCCGCGATTAAATGTGTTAGTCTTTCGCCGTTACGAAGTGCGGTCAAAATCATCTTGCATTGCGTTTTACTTGATGTGTCATTCGCGTTAAGATTTCCGCTTGATTTTTGTTTTGACATGACTGATAATCCCTCCATCGGCTGATGGTTCCTTTATACAAATTCGCCGATACTAACCGCCGGAAACGGCGGTTTTTTATTTTCCTGAGTTTCGTAAAACAGCCCAATTCACATCGGGGCGCAACTCTTCACAAGTTACTTTCCCTTTCGTAAATTTTTCGATCTCTGGACAGCGCTCTGCTGGCACTTGGCGTTTGCCATTAACCCAAAACGACACAATCGGTTGTGCCACTTTCACAAATTTGGCTAAACGTGCCATTTCGCCACGTTTAGCTGTTGCTAAATAATCTTGTAGTTGCATTTTGATACCTTATTAGTTGCAATATCTAAATGATATCTTACAAATAAAACCTATTCAATATCTTTTTACTAATTAACTTGATATCAAAACGATATTAAAATAATAAGAACTTAATTAAGGAGGCGGTATGAACACCATAAAAGAAAATAGATACAAAAATTTATTGCTCTTGATTGAAGAGGCAGGAAGTGTTGTTCGTCTCGAAGACAGAACTGGAGTAACTGCGAATTACTTAAGACAAATTAAAAATAAAAATGCCATTCAGAACGGTAAGCCTAAAGGCATTGGTGATAAGATTGCATCAAAACTGGAGGATGGTATGAATAAGCCGCGAGGCTGGCTAGACCAAGACCATAGCGGAGAGCCGATTATCTTAAGTTCAATCACTTCACCAGAAGAAATTCCCGAACCCGATCTAGTGATTATTGATGTATTAAATATTGAAGCCAGTGCTGGATTTGGTTCAAATAATGATTTAGTTGAAGTGGTCAATCAGCTCCGTTATGTGCCAGAACAGTATTATTCGCTCTTCCGGAATATGCCGCCTGAACATATTCGGATTATCAACTTAAGCGGCGATTCAATGCGCCCAACATTTGAAACAGGCGATCTGCTTTTTGTCGATATTAGCGTCAACATGTTTGAAGGTGATGGTGTTTACGTATTTACGTATAAAGGACATTTATATGTGAAAAGACTACAAAATATCGGCGATAAGGTACTGGTTATTTCCGATAATAAACTGTATGAAAAATGGGAGATTACCGAAGAAAATCAAGATCAGCTTTTCATTCACGCTAAAGTGAAAGTACATCAAAGCCAGCAGCTGAATTTTATTGGGTAAAAATATGCTATCACCTACACAACAAATGGAGCAATTTAATATCGCTTATGTATTAGCTATAACGG